CCACTCGAAGAGAGCCGACCGACTTAGTACGAGTTGCTATTGTCGCACAAACAAACCCAATCAAGACCCCAATTCCAAATATAATTAATAGAACCATAAAGAAATCTCCTTTTCTTAAAAGATGGTTGGGCCACCTCCCATGCTGTCGATTGGTTCATTGTATTTGGTTTTACGTATTGGAAGTTTGTCTACTTCTTGCATAACGCGTTTTGCAGAGCCATTGGCCCCCATCTTTGCGTACGGCTTATATAAGTAATCATTGAGGTTTTCGTACTCATCTTGAGTAATCCACCCTCGCTCGATATAACAAAGACCAAGATAAATAATTCTATCGTGACCTAACCCTATAATCATCTCAGTTTTGACATCTTTACGATCCATATACTTTGTTATATATGCCCAAAAACCTGAAGACGCAATTACTGAGCATACGATAGTAATGATCATTTGAATCCATGGTTCCATTCAGTTACCTCCCTTATTAAACCCTTCTATCAAATACAACCAACTTCTTATTGACCACGGTAACGTTTTTGTTGAATAGGTCCTCATAAAGCTGTATAAGACTTTTTCTTTGTTGTCTGGACAAAAGTTTATAGAAACTTCCCATCCATCCTCGAAACATGTTTTCAACATTTTCGTAACAAATATCACCACTCTTAACTTTGACTGCGAGTTTCTTAAGTTTTCTACGCATTGCCGTAACACGAGTTGGATTGATTCTTTTAATTATTTTTCCGTCTTTAGTAAGTGTGTATTTTACTTGAAGGTATTTGTAAGTGCTGCTTATCTTGACTATATGGGTCTTTTTCTCATTGATATGTATACCTAATTCGTCCGCTATTACTCGAATATTATCCAACAAGTCTTGTAGTTCTTTTTTGTTAGGGTTCATGACGTACCAATCATCCATGTAACGTCCGTAAAATTTTTGGCTTCTTACGTATTTTACATAATTATCTATTCGATATGGATAATATATACCGATAATTTGACTTAATTGGTCTCCGATATTAACGGATTTATCCATCCATTTCTCGCCGGTTAAAAGCTCTTTAGGTATTAGCCTATATTCCAGCTTATTGAATGTATCGGTTATACAGTTTTCATACTCTTCATCAGACATATATGAAACATCAATTTTAAAACCGTTAAAAATAATGGTTAACAACCAAGTAATGAACTCATCATCGTCTACCAGTTTGAGTAGTTCTCTCTTTGCAATCTCGTGAATGATATTGTCGTAGAATTTTGAGAAGTCTCCAAATAAGATATAACCTTCATTGCCGTATAGTTTGTAGTATTTATGAAGATGAATTTCAAACCTATTTCTCTGATGTGAAATACCTCGGCCTTTTACAGAGGCCCCGTTATCATAAATAATATGTTTTTTTACTTCCGGGGATAAAATCTCATCGCATAAAACATGACGAATTATACGATCTTTAATTTGGATACTTGTAATGGGTCTTACTCGGCCTCTTTCAGAAAGTAAAAACTCGTCTACTGGGCCGTTTTGCAACGTTCTGTAAACGAGGTCTTCTTGAATGGAGAAAATATACTTCAGGAAGTTCATAGCGAACTTTTGAGATGGTTCCTTCCATTTACTATTCTTTATAGAGGCCTTGTAAGCCCTATACAAGTTGTTGGCGTCGCAGACAATCTCCTCATAATTCATATAATATTCACCGTGATAGCAATACTTACCGTAGTAAATTGCGTCCAGCTTTGTTATTTATCCTTGATGGAAAGGATAACATCTCCTTCTCTGTTGGTTAGGCAGAGAATCCGGACGAACCCCATTAGAGTTCGAAGCGTTGTTGTTGTTCGCATTACCATTGTTGTTCACATTAGCGAAATTAGACGAAGAAACGACGCAAAATTAGATGTTACCCTGTAGATATGATTTGATTTTGTTGTCGTACTGACGCCACTTTTTTATCAAACTGATTTCTCGATCGATAGCTGCTACATATCTTCCATAGATATTTATATCCACTTCAAATATCTCCACGACTCGCTGTAATTCCTTAATAAGTTGCTCGCAATTTACAATAGCATTATTTTGATAATCCCTTCTCTTTTGATACTCATGCATAGAGGTTGGATATATAGAATTAGCTGCTCGAACATTATTTGTCAATAGCGAAGCCAATTGATCGATTCGGGTTTTAAAATTCTGCATTAAGTATCGATACTTTGCAAAATCTTCTTTGTCATCTTTACCATAGGCATAGCGCATACGAACAAAATGATTTATATCCTTAACCCCAAATCCTCTCTGCATCAAATCAATAAGCATGTCATGTAATTCGAGTGAATATGTTATAGCTTCAAACCTGGACTCCCTGCGATTACTTACCAAAACACTCATTAGTACGTAGTTCCGGTGATTTCTTCGAACTCAACTATTGTAATCCAACCTTTTTCCACAGCATTGCGAACGCGACCTTCATCCCATACGCCAAGTACAAAATAACGCTTTACCTTATTGTAATTACTGCTATATTCCATGGTGATCCTCCTTTACAGTTCTATTTCGGCCATCATGGCCACATATTCAATATCGGATTGTATTTTAATCAAAGCCAGTTCAGAATCCGAAATCTCTCGAAGAACAAACCAGTATTTTCTGGGTTCTTGTTCAGTCAATTGAACAAGTTCCATGTGGTTATGTGTTTCACTGTTAATACCATCGCTAATGATAACCGGAGAGCAGTTTCCATTGAAAATATCAGTATTAATAGCTGTATTAATAGCTGTATTGGAGACAAAGTTATCGCCGTTAAGTTTAAGGTTATCGAGAACCGTTCCGTCGGCAAGAGTAATTGTATAAGTTTTATTCATCTTGTTTAATCCTCCTTATAAAATATCAACGGGGCACAAGGCCCCTAGATTTAGTTAACCAATAGCGAAAGCCGGACGAACCCCACGAGAGGCCGAAGCGAAAGCAGACGAAGAAACGACGTCTCTTAGCCAGATACTTACTCGATTGTTAATTGCTCTAGGGTTGAGCCTGAACAAAGAAAGCTGTTGTTTATCAATAGTGGTTCTGGTAACAATCTTAACTCCATCACTAGCAGGAGTACGGATATAAGATCCATAAACCATAACCTCATTCATTAACTCAACTGTAGAATCGAACCAAGCACCAGCAGAAGGATAACCATCTGTAACCGCATTCACAAGATATTCTCTGTGTGTAAGAAGCATATCACCGAATGCCGTAGAAATCGTTGTCTTTGCTTGATCGAGGTTCGCCGTGTACATAAGAGAACCGACATAACCACCCTCGGTAGTGTTTGTCTCATTCATCGTCGCATTATAAAGACTTGTACTAGGGACAATTACCAGATGATGATTCGTAAATGCAGTATCGCCACAGTTATACCAGTAATCCATGTCAGCAATTACCCAGTTTACTCCACCAATAACCCAGTAATCTCCGATGAACAGATCATCAAATGTTCCAGCTTGAATGGCTGATTTTTGAGCGGCAGTAATAGTGGTTCCGAGATTTTTTCCTCTATAAACATTTCGACGATTGATTGCGGATACCAGACCTGCAAACTCAACCGCAGCATTAGCCACCAGAATCTTTTTAGTACCGTTGCTCCCATCTTTAATAAGAATATCGTCACTATTAAATCGAGTATCGGCAGCGTAATCGATAAGTTTTGCCATTTTTATTTTTCCTCCTTTAAATAAATTCGCTATCAAATAAGGCGTGTTCATTTATCCTTGTAATAGATTCGTTTGCTTCTATCATACTGGCTTCAACTATGACCAATCGGTTGGGGATAAGTAACGATGCCAGCTGATTAATAATCGTCTCCAAATCATCAATCCTTTTATGAAGCAATGTGACTTCTTCAACATCAGAAAATATAACTTCCCCAAGTATACTTACCCCGGTACTGTCAAGTAGGGTATTCGAATTTGAATCGAGTAATTCCTGATAAATAGCATGGTTTAATATTAGATTAGACTTCATAGTCATTACATCAGCAACTTTGGTGTCTATACTGTTTTCAGCAGCAACAGCATTTTCCGCTGCTAGTAAAGCATCGGCTTTAGCCCCTAACGCGGTTGTAGCTGATCCTTCTGCTGATTCCGCTGCTAGTAAAGCATCGGCTTTAGCTCCTAATGCGGTTGTAGCTGATCCTTCTGCTTCCCCGGCTGCTAATAGAGCATCCGCTTTAGCTCCTAATGCGGTTGTAGCTGATCCTGCTGCTAATGTAGCCGAAGATGACGCAGAATCCTGTGCCGTTTCGGCATAGTCCATTGCACTAGATGACTCAATGTTCATAGCGTTTATAGAGTCGTGAATAGCACTTCTGACTTCTTCCCCATAAGTTGCAGATAATATTTGAGCCAAATATGTGTTAACGTCTGCCAATTGATATCACCTCCCTTTGCAAATACGTCACTTATGTTTCTCGATTGATACCATTTAACTTGTCCCGCAAAATAATAAAGTCGTTTCCAATAACGGGACTACCGCTATTTTTATCAACTATTCCGGTTGCATTTATAGAACCTATAGCGTTTTTTGCCTGATTAAACATAACTGCTGTAAAGGTTCCGTCGAAAGTTCCGCTGGTTATGGTTGGAGTAACTCCAATTTTCCATTTCACAACATCTTTAATGTTTTGAATGAATTGATTCCATTCAGTAGCGGTTAAGTTGGTCACCGCACCACCATTTTGAAAAGCATCCAATGCTTGAGAACTCCATTCCCAAAATAATGGTCTGGCTGTTCTATCAATTTTAATGTCGACTTTCTTCTGGTCGGAATAATTGCCAGCCACATCATAAGCTCTGACAAGAAAAGTATGAATACCATCCGACAAGCTACTTATATCGAACATGGCTGAATATGGACTGGTATAATCTGTTATTGTCCCTAAAGTCGAATTATAAAAGTCAACATGGTCGACTCCTTTATTATCCGATGCACTTGCATTTATGGTTACGGAGGAACCATTACTCCAATATCCATTAGCAGGAGAAGTAATTGTTAGCGTTGGCGGTTCAACATCAGGACTGATGGCGTCATAAACGGCAAAACAGGTGTCCATATAGCTATAATCATATGGCATGTAACATCTACCGTTATCTCCCCACCACCAATCACCCCAGTTATTATGCATAAGCCAGTGAAGTTTTCCATTGATTACTTTCCAACCAATAGCTACAACAGCATGGTAGGAACCTAATGAATAATTAGGTGATGGAACCACACCATTCGAAGGAACGACACCACCACCACCAAATTCGCTGAAATTTTGAGCCACTTCTATTTGAAAGAGTACGGCTCCGTCATCAACAATGTGTTGTTTTATGGAGTTTATATCAGCCGTAGACGGATCTAGAGATAATTGATTCCAACCGGAAATTTTTGCAACTCTCGCTTTGTTAATTACACTGGAATAGTTATCATTAACCAGGGTTTTAGCACCAATAATGCTATAACTACCATCTATCCAGTTGTAATAATAATAAGTGTCCGGGTAGTTCCAAGATCCATAACCGTTGTACTCGTTTTCTGGTAACTCTGTATATACCGGTACTCCATCAGAGACTAATTTATCTAACGCATCCGAGATATACATTCCTTCTTCTCCCGGAGAATCGGAGTACCTATTTCCGAATATCCAACCTATTGAGTATTTATTAACAGATCCTGTTTCCTTATATTCGTGGATTTCTTTTATACTACACAAAGCGTTTGCCACGCAAGAATTGGCCAGGCCCTGCCAACCATTAGAATCAGGACCGTCTCCGGCTCCCCAAACCCATTGATCTGTAACCCTAGGATAGTAAGATGGATAATATTCAGTTGGCAATGCCATAGTTAATCACCCCGCCTAAGTGCTCCGCCACGATTTTCATTAAGTCTCGGTGGTAAAGGTATACCATCTGCGCCTTTTCTCGTTTGGGTTATAAAGGCTGTTTGCTGAAGCGCAACCCATTGGCCGTTAATCTTGATTTCACCGGCAAATTCATATATTGTTTCAGGAGTTAAATTATCAAATATAACACAATTGGTTTCATTGCCGTTTTCCTCATTGACAGTGGTATAAACCCAATCGCCGCTTTTAACTTTAATTCTAAAGTCCTCATATACTGTGTTATTATTTAAGTCTCTAATAAACACGGATAACTGGCTGCGGGTACAATCCCTAGAGTTTATATACATATGTTCCATATAATCACCTCCAAGTTGATTAACCAAATACAGCGACTGGATTTCCAATATCTCCTTTTGTTGCTACTTCATTATCTGGCGAATTAGAATTTCCAATATAAACACCAAACGCTGGATTAATAATAACGTTTCCCATTGCGGTTATACCTAAAGAATCACCAATTGTATAAAGATAGCAATTGTCTTTTAAATATATATGTTTATCTTCTGATTGATCATATTCTCCCAAATATATGTTATTACCTACTTTCAAATCCGTACCAACATCAATAGTTGTATCAGATGTAATCGTCCCGCCCCTAATGTCTGGGCTTTCTATAGTTGTCTGCGTGATCTTAGTCTTAGTAATATACGACGGAAGATCACTGGCTGGCAGTGCCCCAATATCCTCTGGTGAAGTGGGTATTTGTCCAGTAGATGCAACACCGTCTGGTAAGTTATCCCATGTAATTACACTGCCTGGCCCCATGATAACATCACCTGTGAAACTACCCTGTGTGGCTGTTAACTTACCGTCAGTATCGACCTTGAACGCCCCGTTATTAATATTTATAGAGCCCTTTTTAAAGGTTAATGTTCCCGTGGAAAGATCAAAAATAACATTTCCATCTATATCTTGCAGTTTTCCGGTTTTTATTAGGTCAGCATTAAGTATTCCAGCCGTAATAAAGTCAGCCACAATAGCGCCGTCCATGGTCATAGCTAATCCAAATGTTTCACCACCATCATTTGAATACGCAAGACCATTGATATTCCATTTCCAAAGCTTAGTTGCTTTTGTATAATCTTTGTCATTTGAGATATACATAGTATTGGTGCCATATTGATCTTGTGTAATGGTTATGTAACCGTTGGTTGCCATATTCATGATTTGAGTGGCATTTTCTTTGGCTTCTTTTAAAACGCTCTGAGCTTTTGGAAGGTTTTCAATTTTCCGCAAAATATTACTATTGGTTTGGTTATTAACATTCGTCAAAGAAGTTTTGATAGAATCCCCAAGTTTAAACTGTGTTTTTTCCGGGCTATCAAGTGGAATTTCAAGCTTAGTAACTGGAAAATGTCGATCCATACCGTGAGGTTTAGAGATAACTCGAAGCTCATCGAGCAACTTAACTGCTTCATAATTCACATCTAAATAATGCAAATCCAAAGCACTAAGTTCGATAGACATATTGTCGAACTGAATATCGGAAAGATAAACTTCGGCTTTAGATAACAATGACGATGCCGTACTTACATCGTCCCAATGAATAACTTTTTCGATCCACCCGTATGAAGCCACTGCTTCGCTCGATTGCACATAAAAGCTACCATTATTCACACTTTCTACAGTTAAGTAAGCATCCAGAGCCTCAATTGGGCTTTCATCCAATCGATTACCAAGAGGAATAATTACTGTAGCAAATTCCGTTAGATCCCATTTGCGTGTAAAATCCAGAAGATTCTTGCCAAATTCGATTATCTGACTATTAGTATTGGGGTAATCTGCTAAATAATCCAGGTACCTTACACCATTAACTTTACGAATTCTGAGATGTCCTCCAAGTTTTTTTACAAGCTTTTCATTGATGCACTCTATAGTTTTTTCGTAATTAGTGTAGCGATATGTAGGGTCATTGGGATCAGTAACCGTTACGCTGCCAATGGTAAATTGCTTATCGTTAGTCACCTTAGAATTATGAATGTTTACCAAATTTTCTAAAAATCCTCGAACCGTTTGCCCATAATATTCAGCTGGGGGTTGTGTACTATCGTTTAAAAATGCAAGTTCGCCCTCACAAAAAAGAACCCTATTATTCCAAAAATCCTTATCTTCTGATAATACTCGACCGGCCCATATCTCTTCGCCATCTTTGTGAACCGAAATATCACTTACCATTCGAATTATGGTACCGTATCCGATGTTCGATGGCGGCAAAGTCATTGATAAGGAACCGGCTGCGCTGTCTTCAAGAGTTAACTTCGGATCTATAACTTTCATATTGTCGAGAGCAAAAGCATCATTGTATATACAAATACCATCGGCATAAATCGAATACATAATCACAACCTCCCTTGTCTGAAATTAATTGATACAGTACCCGTACCAGAAACACACTTAAAATATATGGTTACAGTATCTCCAAGAAACAAAAATTCGGGAATCTGTGTTGTTCCATTTTGAACTAATTTAGTGATATCGATCCCTAATTCATTGTTGATGAAACGAATATACATACCGTTTCCTGATACGGTACTAACAATAAACGACGGACAAACTGGTGCCCTTCCAAACAAACTTTTGTCAAACGTATGAGCCATACTAGTTGACTCTATTGGGTTTCCAAGATTATCCATAATCAATTCGCTGTTTGAATCTCTTAAATTAGATCCTGTAACGGATATGTTCTTAAACTTATTTGCTGGGATAATTCCCGTATAAAAGTTAAATGAATTCCATTCCCAGTCGTCCAAAGACGCGTGTAAAAGCCATTTATATGGTCCGAGATCATAATCGATGACAATTCGGGACCAA